ACCAATTGTAAACCGTTTAAACTATATCTTTGTGTACTTGGTTTCCCTACCGTAAACCCTAAAATTTCGGCCTTGTTTGGGTCGTTATCGTTTATTATGTAATATCTATTATGTGACATATTTAAAGCGTTTATTTTGGTGTTTACGGGCAATCTGTTAATAAGTCGTTTTCTTCACTATTAACCGAAACAACCGCCGCCGCCGTTTGCGAATCGTCCGGAATATTATATTTTGTACCGTCCCACGTGGCACAATTTAAGGCAATATTTAATATTGTGTTATCATTTTGAACGGGTATGCTTTTAATTTTTCCGCTGTTATATTCCTCTAAAATTTCAGCCGCTGAAAGTTCGGTTTTCCACATTCGGGCACTTGCTATATTTAAATTTGAAAATATAGAACTTTGACCGCCCAAATGTAAATTTTCAGCATTTTGAAAAGACACTAAAGGCCCACCCCCGCCCGCTGTTATTTCTTCGGTTCCATTTATATATAATTTTATACCGTTAAAATTGTTTGTACCGTCAAAAGTTGCTGCCACTTGGTACCATTCCCCAACGTTTAAAAGGGTTGTACCAACTACATTAATTTGATTACTTCCGCCGAAAGCTTGCGATAAAATCAAGCGTATTTTTTGAGACGTTACACGAAGTGCCCAACCCGTACCGGTTGTAAAACTAATTTTTGAAAAAATCGTTTCAAGAATCGCATCTAAAGATATTATTTTAACCCACGCCGAAACGGTAAAAGGCGTGTTAAAATCTTGATTAAATGCGGCATTATTCCCGCAGTCAATATATTCATTTACACCGTCTAAATTTAAACTTTTACAAATTGCGGGGCCACTATTCGGACAATCGAGAGGTAAAATACAAGGCCAAACGCCGCCCTTAGACAAACATTGTTCTAAAGTAAAATTAACGTCGATAGCGAAAAAATCATAAGGGTATAAATAGTAATTTTTCAATTTCGGATAATCGTAATTACCAAAGATTGTATTTATATCCTGTTTTACTAAGTTTTTAGGCTCGATCCATAACAACGATTTTTCATAAACGCCGGTTAATAATTTGCCTTTTTGGGTTAATATTTTTTCTAATATTGGCAGCGTTAAAATTGCGCCGTTGCAATCGTCAATACCTAATTTTGCCAAATTTAACCAAACGATCAGGCGCGCGGTTCCTTTAAACCTTTTATTAAAAAAATCGCGGGTTTTTGTATATCCGGCGTTGGTCATTGGTTGTATTAATTCCCAATAAATAACGCTTTTTTTTGTGTCATCGGGGACCAATTCGCCATAAACGCCAATATTTGCGCAATCGTCGCCCTGTACATTACACGCCACCGGATAACGTTTTATTGTTCCCGTATCGCTTTGGTTGTCGACGGCTATATTAATAGTTTTAACTATTCCCGCGTATTTGTCCGCGAATTCTAAGGCGGTTATTTGGGGGGTTAATATAGTATCAATTAAATATTTAATTTTCATTTTAAATAAGTGTTTATTATTTTGTTTATTCGTTCGGTGTGCGCGTCGTATATCATTTGTTTTTCTTCTTCGTTTGCCTCCAAAATATTACCGTATCGCGGTTCCTGCCATTCCTGTATATTTTGCGCGCGGGTTGTTTGTCCGCCTATTGTAACGGTTGTACTATTACCTTCATTTTTTACATTTGTTACGCCGGTATTGCGCCACATATCGCCCGAAAAGGTAAAATTTATGTCGCCCGTATTTAAATTATTCATATCGCGCCAATCCTCATAAGATACAAACCAATCCCCCGTTTTTAATCGACGGTCGGCGCCTAAACTTAGGGCCTTATTATAAAAAAACCATTGAGGAACCAACGCCCGCGAATATTGGCCGAACGGTTGACCCTCCGCGTTTAATTTGTCGTTTTGTACGCGGTTACGGATCAGGGCGACGGTTTCCCGCCCTATTAAAATACTTTCGTTTTCCCGTTGCGCGTTTATCGCTTCGGCCGCTAATTTTATTCGTGTTGCAAATGCTAAAAAACCCATATTAACAACAATTTTTCGTTAAAAATTCTTCACTCCAAAGTTCTAAAAAATTCGTTGCGCCATCGCTTAATACCAAATTAACAATCCAACGACCAACCGGCGCGGGGGTTATTAGGGTCGGTCCGTCGTACGTTTCGAAAATACTTTTACTAATGCCGTCAACAGTAACGCCGGTATAATTTACGCCGCCAATTGGGGGCGTAAATACGCCCGTATAAATATTATTCCCGATCGTTTCCAAATATTGAAAAGTTACAACGGTATTATAAACGCCGTCGGTAAATATTTGAAAAGTTGGTAATTTGTCAGGCGGGACCGTCCACAAACCGACCGCCGAATTAAAACCGTTATTATTTGCGCTAAATGTATATAAATTATTATCGTAAAAAGGTAAACCGCCGCCGTTATGACTTTTTGTACACCTATTTAATATATTTAAACTACTCATTATATGATATTTGTAAAGTTATAAAACCGCTTTTAGGGTTAAAACTTGCGTTTTTTAATTGGCCGTTGTTAAAATTATTTCCTATAAATTGGCTATATGGATCAAAAAAGAATAAACAACAAACCGGAATAGTTACGGTTTCTAATTCTTTATTAGGTTTTATTGTTAATATTGTTTCGTTAAAATTTAATAAACCCGACTTAAAAGGGCGGTAATCTTTCCAAAATTTATTATGCAAATTTGCCATACCTTGCGGCATATTTGGCCCGTAATCGCCTGTAATAGCGCCTAATTCGGAACGTTCGCCTGACGGACTTGTAAAACCTATCGGCGCTAAACTATCGGGCGTTATTGTTACTATTCCGTCGTTTGGGTAATCGTCCGGATCGGTTATAATACTGTTTACTTCACTATAAAAAGAACTTGTATTATAAGATTTTACACCCTCCGAACAATCGTTTAAATATTCTATATCAACGCCGGTATAATCAATCGAACTGTCTAAACTTGGAAAACTTTCTGCCTTTGGTATGTCGGTATTATCGTAACTATATTTATTTTTTAAGGCTGTATATTTTGTATTTTTTGCGTCGGTTAAATCAATTATACCCGTATTTGTTAGATCTTTGTAATGTTCAATTATTAGGCGTTGCGTTCCTTCGTCAATACGCCAAAAACAATTTAATTTACTGCTTATATAATCGTTTAAAATAGTTTTTAGGGTTATTAGTTCGTTTGTTGCCTGTTCGGTTGCGTTGGGGTCTTTTATGTCGCTTATTGCGTGTAATTGTATATCTTTTGTTGTACTTGGATTTGTGCCGGTAACCGGATTAATTATATTATTTAGAAAATTACTTTGTATGTCTAATTCAGCACAACCAACGTTAACCCCAAAATTTAAAACATCTATTAAGGGGCGCCCGTTGTCAAAATCTAAAGTAGTATATGTAAACCCGTTTGTATCTATCCAAAATTGTGTACATATACCGCCGGCGGCTTGACATACAAGTTGGCCAAAATGTACATAATTTTGAGTCGTGGCCGGTGGCGGCAAAGGTACACACGGCGACGGACTACAAACCGTTTCAATAACCGGATTAGGGGGCGCCGGCGGTAAAAATTGCGGCGGCGTCCTGTACCACGTACTTAAATTTTTTGCGGCGCAATTATCATATAATAATTGCCAACCCGTACCGGTTGGCGGTTGTAATTCGCCCCCTTTACAATAAACGGTCCTTAATTCCCTTGCATAAAACGAAAACGCATTTAAAAAAGAACTACCTAAACAATCCGCATAAAAAGGTATTTCTTTACAGGGTCCCGCTACTATTAACGTTTCAAATTGCCCCATATCTTCGGCTAATTGTGAACTTACAATACTTGGTACCTGTAAAAAATTAAATTCGCGATCGTAATTATCTATTAAACATTGATATAAAGTGTTTTGTTTTGGGGTTATTTCTATTATTTTTTGATCAGGCGAAAATTTACAATTATGATGTGTAAAAAATAAATCGAATATAATAAATTCGCCGTCCGTGCAACTTTCTTTAATAGTTAATTCGATTTTTTGACAATCTCCGTGCTGCAAAATATAATCATATGCCGGCCCTTTAAAATTAATTGTACCGTTTATAGATTTTTCGAAGTGATACGCCCCCGCGTCGGTCATTAAATTATAATCAAACGTAAACCCGCCCGTATTAATTGGCGCGTATTCGTAACCGTTTAAATAATATTTGTATAAAGTACTCATTTATCGAATTTACTTTTTTCTATATTTGGGTTTAATCTTTTTGCAAGTTCGTAACTAATCCAATCTAAATTATGTCGGCAATTATAACCGCCCAAATCAATTAAAATATTATTGTTATCTTTTCGACCTTGCCACGTTGCCGGCGTATGGTTCCATTTTAAAATAGTTTCCCTGTTAAATACTTTTCCGTTTCGATCGTCGCAAAATTTGCGCGTTGTCTTTATTTCCCCGCCGGCGTATATTGCGTAATTTAATTGTGCCGCCTTACTAAATTGATCGTCTAAAGTTCGCGTATATGCTTGGAATTCGTCGTACCCGTTTTGATAGTGGTAACTTTCTATTAATCCAAATTTTTTTTCTTTACCTTTGATCTGATCAGTTAAAAGGGCGGTTAAATCTGTTTTGTTTTGGTTGCTATTAATTCCGTTTTTTATCGTTTGTTGTATCGCGTTTGTAATTTGGTTATTATCAAATAAATCATTTATAAAACCTTCGGTTAATGTTTCCCCCCTGTTTATTATTCTATCTTTTGCGGCGGCCGTTGGTTCAAATGGCCTAAAATATTTTTCCGTTGCGCCTGTTAACCGGTTAAATTGTTGATCGTAAAAATCAAACATAGCAACGTTGACAACTTTTTTAATAAATCTTTTTAATCCGGTCGCCTTGTTAATCTTTTTTAAATTGGCGTTTGTACTTTTTATTGTATTGTTTGGGTTTATTTCTAACGTTGGCAATAAATAATTAAGTACATACGCGTTTAATTTCCTTTGCATCGTACCGGCGCGGTTTATTAATCCTTTTTCGGCCGCCCGTAAAATAGAACCGCGCGCGCGTGCCTGTTTTCTCAATTCTGTTACCGTTGGCGGCATTAATTAAAAATATTTGTTTCGTTAATATCGTTAAATTCCCGTATTTGTCGGGGGCTATTATCTTTTATCGCCTGATCGGCATAAATTGCCGCCTTTTCGTTTACTATTTGTTTTTGTTGGTTATAATCTAAAATTAAAAAAGCCGGTTCGTTGTTTAAAATATCTTCGGTTATTTCTTTAAAATTTAAATATAACGCCTTTTGTATGCTGCTATTTGGAAGATCTAAAATAATATCTTTTTTTAATTCGGCCGGTATGGTTGCGAATGGTTCAAATTTTCGCATAGCATTATAAACGCTAAAATACGCGCTATCGGTCCGGTTTTGTTTGACGTTTAAACGCTTGTTTATATTTTCGATCGCTTCACTATTTGCGCCGGCGTCCTTAGCTAATTTTAGTAAATTTACTAAATAATTTTCGCTTTCTAAGTCGTATTCATTTGTATATAATAGTTCGCTTTTTACGTCGTCTATTTGTAGCGTTTTTGCGATCAGGTCAACAGTAAATAAAAATATCCTTTGAGGCGCTTTTGTAAATTCGTATAATGAATCTTGCGCCGTATCATAATAATTACTTATTTGCGTTGCCGTTGCGTTTGTGTTTTGTTGGTGGCTAATATCGACCCCAAAAATAGACTCTATTATTTTTGGCGTGTATTCGCTAACGTCGGTTTTTTGTTGCTTTACAATATCAAACGGTACATTAACATAAAAAACTAAATCTTTAGGGGCAACGGCTACCGGTTCGCCGTCGGGGTTTGGGAGTTGTACTTCGATAACGTCCTGTGAACTTGTATGTACTTGTTTACCGGTCCCGCTACAATTGGGGCACGTGTCGCCGTTGGGGTGTAATATTCCGCCTCTACAAATTGCGTGTGTGTCCGTATCTTGATAATCACAAGGCGTATAATATTGTATTTTTTGTAAAAAGGCGTGTAATGTTAAACTTAAATCATATTCCGACCCCCTGTTAACTAATTGTTTATATTCTTCGGTTGCCGAATCCCAAAAGGAAACATATGTTTTGCCGCCCGTGTTTTTGTCGTGTTTATAACCGACGCGCGTAACCGGAACGGCGCTAACGTCGGACGGTTCAAAAATAATAATATACGCCTTATTGTTTACCGTTTCGACATTTGCAAAGGTCCCTAATTCCGTTTTAAATTGATCGTAAAAATCCGAATTATTAAATATATCGTCGTTTAATTCAATAGACAATTCTAAACCGTCAACAGTAAACGTATAAAATATGTTTATAAGTTTTTCGCGTTGGGTATTATCTGCCATATACCGGACCGTTTCGGCCAATTGGCAAACGCAATATTTAACGGCGCCCTTTTCGATTTTATAATCTTTTACTTCTGAAGAGGTAAATATAAACGGGTCGAAATTATCTAAACCGTCGGTAACGGTATGCCGGACCCAATAAAAGGCGTTTGGATCAATATTATTATAAAATAGTGCGGTTTCTTCGGACCACGTTAAAAGGTTTTGCCCGTCGTTGCCGTAATTATTTAAATATTGGCCTATTTCGGCGCTTTGTTCGTCGTTTTCGTGTGATACGTCGAATTTTAATTTATCCGCCCTAAAAACACGCTTAAAAAAACCCTCTACTTTGCCGGCTATGCTTTTAGTACGGTTTTGGGTTATCCGGACCCGTTGCGCCTTTTGTTTTTCGGTTTCGCGTGGTTTGTAATTTACTATTAATTCGCCGTAACCTTTGCCCGTTACAATTTGGGTATAAAATTTATTTAATTCGGTTACCTCTGTATATTGTTTATGTGTATAACCGTTTATAACGCGTTTTGTTTTATTGTTCATTATTTTTTAATTTTTGCCAAATATCCTAACGTTTCGGGATGACATATAAAATATTGGAACGCGTCTAAATGGTGGCCGCGTTCCTCGAAACCTTCTTTATTTTTCTTTTTTAATAGTCGTCCGCTTCCGTCCTGTAAACAGTATTTTAAATCTTTTACAAAGTTACTACATTTTTTTGAATCAATTATTATTCTACATGGTAGCGCCCCGCTTAATAGTAAATTTAAAAACGCTTTACGGCCTAAACTATTTGGCGCAATGTTTTTAAAACGCGGGTTTTGACTTGGTACCCGTTCAACGCAATTAAGGGCGTATTTATCCAATCCTTTTTTAAGATCGTAAAAGTGTGTTTTTGTATCTTTTACGCCCAATCGTTTATTACCGGAGGCGTCGCCATATAGAAAAAACCCGCTTTCGATATCGTAGCGGTTAACTAATTCGGCGCCCAAATCGTACGCCGTATTTCGGGGGTGTTCGGTTGATATTTCTTCTAATACTGTTAATTGCCAATAATCCGAAAAACCGCCCCAATAACCGCCCTTTATATATTCTAATTCTATGATCAGGCCCGACATATACGGCCTAACGTTAAAATCTACGGTATAATGTAAAACGTTATTTTTGTTTCGGGTTGTATTGTCTTTTAAATGTTTGGCGGGTGTAAAGGCGTGCGCGAATAAATCCCCCGATTTTACACGGCCCCACCGGCCGCGCTCATATACTTCGTGGTATGTTTCCGATACGCTCGATAATAATTTTAATTGACTTTTATAATCTTGATCAATAAAGCGGTTATCTTTATACGTTGTATTTATAACCCGCGTTTTTAATTCGTTGCCGTCGTCCGTTACCCGCGTAAATTCCCATACTTTAGACTTTTCTAAATAAACAAGGTTTTTAATATAATCGGGTAATTTTTGGTTTAACTGCGGTTCGACATACTTAGTTAACCAATGGTTACTATCAACAGGGTTAAACGCGTAAACAAATTGTAAAGGATATTTATATTTTCCTCTAAGCCTTAAATCTAATTGTAAAAAATCGTTTTCGCTTAGTTCGGTTATTTCTTCGCAAAATATGCCGGTAACGCCCGATATACTTTTAATCTTTTCGGGGTCGTCTAATCCGGTCATAATTATTTTATTGCCGTTTGGTTTAAAAGTTATTTGTTTTTCAACTTTGTTAAATGTACAAAATTGGTAAAATCCTTGATCTTTTAAAATTAGTTTTGTTTGTTCAAAGATAGAATCTTTTATAGTTCGGGCGACCTTGCGAACAAACATAAATTTATGATTGGCGTCTGATTCGTTAACTAAACGTTTAACAAACATTTGAACGGCGTATACACTTTTACCGGATCCGGCGCCACCAAATAAAGCGAGGTACCGCCCTTTATAATCGGGGCAATAATTAGTATAAATTTTATTTGTTTTTATTGTACTAATCGCCGTCGGCATCTTCTACAATTTTAAAATTAAGGCCGTTAAATTCCTGTTTTACTTCGCGTTTTTCGCTTTGGTTTAATCGTTGTTTACCTAACCAAATTAACATAGCGCGGTCGTTTTCCTTTACTGCTAATTCGTATTGCGCCTTTAATATTTTTTCGTTGCCTAATTCCCTTTTAGTTAGCATATAGGCTGAAAAATCCATTTTATAAACCTCTTTACATTTGTTATAAAGCGTGTCGGGGTGTATTCCCAACATTGCGGCAACCTGTACCCCGTTGGCGCCGGCCTCTAATGCCGAATCGACACGGGACCAATTAATTAAAATCTTTTTACGTCCGGCGTTGCTTTTTTTCTTTGCCATAAAATACCCTTTTAGTTATCGTTTGTTAATTTGTGTATTTCTTCGGCCTGATCGTAATCTATTATAATTTGATTAATTGAGTCTTTATTTAGTTGTTTTGTTAGTTGTCGCGTAAATTCGGCGCCGGAATCTATTAATAATTTTTCGTCAAAATTAAGGCGGCCGCGTGTTATTGCGTTGTCTTGTATCCTTTGGGCCGCGTTGTTTAAAAATTGGCTTATTTCGGCGGCCTGTAAATAGGTTAATTGTATATTTATTTTTTCCATAAAATACGTATAAACGGGGGGTTAACAAGGCCCCCCGCTATTTAAACAACTTAAAGCGGTACAAACTAAAAACCGCTAATATATAGATAGTCAAACTAATTTAAATACTACCAATTTTCACACTATAGGTTAAGAATAAATTAAATATTTTCGTTTGACCGTTAGCCTAAAAATACACTTTTTTTGTAATATATACGAATATTAAGCCGTTTTTGTTGCTTTTCGTATTCCTTCCTCAATTAAGGTTATAAGGTCCCATAAAAGGCGGCCGTATGCCAACCAACGGCGAAAGGGTTTTAGTTTTTTGATCTCTTCGACCTTTTTAAATAATTCGTCTTGGAATTCTTTATATTCTTTTTTTAAGTTTTCGTTTTCGCTTTTTAAAATATCGTTTTCGATTTTTAAGGCTTGGATTTTTTCTAATGCTTTATCAATATTCATAATTAATTATTTGTTTTCTGTTTTTGTTTTACGTGATCGCTTAAAATTATGTTTAAATAATCGTTTAACCGGCGGCCGTTTATATCTGATAATTCCCGTAGTTGCGTTATTAGGCCGTCGTTTTTTTTGTTTTCCCTAAATGTTATTTGTTTGTTATCTTTTGGCATATTTTTACATTTTGTATAATTTTATATTACAAAGGTACAAAAAATTATTAAATTATTGCGATCAGGCCGACCGGTTATTATTCGGTTTTATTGTTTTATTTTTATTATTGATATTATTTGTTTCTTTTTAATTCGATATTTTGCTTTAAAAATAGCCGCGGCCAATATTATACTATTGGCCGTTACTATCTTTTTTATGTTTTTTGTTTTTACTTCGTACTTCATTAAAATAGTTCTAATTGTTCTTTATTGTTTAATTTTTCAACGTGTTTTAAATTCCGTATTGATTGGTTAAAATAACTTTCTTTTAATTCTATTCCTAAACCTTTTCGATCCATAGCAACCGCGCCGTATACCTCAGATCCAACGCCCATAAAAGGCGTTAAAACTATTTCCCCTTTATTAGAATATAATTCTATTAATCTGTAAATAACATCTAATTGCAACGGGTGTACGTGCTTTTCGTCGTCCTCGTCTTTTGATTCTTTATATTTTAAAACGTTGTTTATTCTTATGTCGTCCCAAACTGAAGAAGCGTAACGCTGCCAAATTATATGCGATAATTTATTAGTTTTTGCGTTTTCGTGGTTTTTATATTTTTTCTTTAAATCATCATAGGACCCGTATTTTTTTTGCATTGCAGGTAATAAAGGCGTTTCGCCGGCGTAATAGCTAAGGCCTACCGGATGCGTTACCGGCGTTTCGTTTTCGCCGTCGCGTTTGAATATTAATACATAATCCGGCATCGCTGTAAAACATTCGGTAGAATCTTCTACTATTAATTTGTGCATTAAAGACCTTACCATAGTACGCATACGGACCTTTAGGGGTTCCTTCCATATCGTTATACGGTTTCTAAATTTAAACCCGTGTTTCTCATGTAGTTTTATAATTTCGTGCGGAAAATCCCATAATGTACCGTTTTTATTTATTACGTCGGTACAATGTACGGCCGTAATTCGCCCCGCTTTGGTTACTCTGCTTATTTCCTTAATTAAATATTCGTATTGATCTAAAAACTGTTTTTTTGTTTCGCAGTTGCTAAAATCATTTTCACTACTCGAATAATTATACAGGCCGGCAAACGGCGGCGAATAAATAGATAGATCTATACTTTTGTTTTTTAGCGTTGGCAATACATACATACAATCACTATTATATATAGCGTATTCGTCGGTTATTACTTGGTTTTTCGTTGTCATTTTGTTGTTTTTAAGTTGTTATAAAAAATTTGGTAATTTGATATTTTTATTAAATTCTTTTGTCTTTATTTTGTAATTACTGTTTACTTTAGAATTAAGTTTATTAAATAGTTCGTTAGCTTTTTTTGTTTTGGCTAATAATCCGTCTAATACGCGTTTTTGTCCTTCTGAATAAACTAAATGTACGTTTACCTCTTTAGTTTGGCCAAACCTCCAAAAACGGCGTATACTTTGGTAATATTGTTCGTAGCTAAACGTTGGAAAATATACCGTATTATTGCAATGTTGCCAATTAAGACCGAACGCGGTAATTTTGGGTTTTGTGATTAGTTTTTTTATTTCGCCGTTGCTAAATGCTAATAATATTTCTTCTTTTTGGTCTAACTTCATTGATCCGCGTATTTGGAAGGCGCTTTTATCTAATTCCTGTAATAAATCGCCCTCATCGTTACGGTTACACCAATAAACACAAATATCGTTTTTATTTCCAATGTTTACCGCCTTTTCGCACCTTTGTACAACCGTTTGCCGTTGTTCGGCTCTTATTTCCTTAAGACCCCGCGCAACTTGATTAAATAGGCTAATTTGACCGTTAATTATTAACTTTTCGTTATTTTTTACCGAATGATAATTTAAATTTAATTTTGGTAATACGTGTTTTGTGTCGTCAAATCCTAAGTCTGACGGTTTCCGCATTGAAACGGACCAACTACTAACCCAATCAAAAAAACTATCTTTTGCGTGTCCTTTTAAAATCCATTTTGTACCTATATTTTGGGGGCTTATTGTATCTTCATTATTAGTGAAAAATTTAGTTAACATATCAGTATAACCCAAAAAACCTAAAGCCTCCGAAGAGGTACCAAGTTCTATAAAATCGTTAGGGCTTGGTGTAGCCGTGAATAAAAAGCGGTATTTTACCTTTTTTAAAAAGGTTGTTATATTTGCTTTTATAGCGCCTTTAAAATTCTTTAATATGCTGCTTTCGTCTAAAATAACACAATCAAAATCATTATAATTAAATTTATCCAAACGTTCATAATTACAAACTACTATATTAGTTTCGTATTTGCCGGTTTTAGAATAACTTATATTTTTGATATTAAATTTTTTAGCCTCTTTAATAAATTGGAAGGCAACCGCTAACGGGGTAATAATTAAAACGGGTTTTTTTGTTTGTTCTACATAGTTTTGCGCTATTGCTAATTCTATTAATGTTTTACCAAGTCCGGTATCTAAAAAAACCGCCGTACGCCCTTTTTTTATTGCGTATTCGGTAACGTATTTTTGATAGTCGAACATTTCAGGCGGTATAAAATCCGGATCAATACCGTAATTATTAGATACGTGCCTTTTTGATTCTAAAAATTTTTTGTAGTTCATTTTATTAGTTGTTTAAATTAATAATATCATAAAAGTATAGTTTTTGTTTTGTTATTGCAAAACTTTTGCAATATTTTTTAAAAAAAATAACTGTTAATTAATACCATATATTTCCAAATATTAAAAAACAGTTATTTTAAGTTGTCGTTTTTTATCAAAACTTCCTGTATGTGACATCAAATAATAATATTTCGCCTTTTGCGAATAGTCAAATATACAAAATTTTTATTAAAATAGTGTGTTAATTACTTTTTATTTTCGTGTAACATTGCACAAATTGCGACGGCTTGTTTTAGGTTTTTTGCGGTTCCTTCATTAATTACAAACGGTATACAGCGCGCAAAAAATTTACTTTTCGTTTCTTGTTTTTTTGGTTTCGGCATAATTTTATTTTTGATCAGGTTTTTTAATATCCGGTATTTTGCCTCCGTTGGCTAAATTTAGCGCCTCTAAGGTCTTTTTATATAAGTTCTTTATTATTTCCTTTAAAACGGCGTTTTCGCTTTCTAAACGGTTTATTTTTTGTTTTTGCGTTTCGTTCATAATTATTTATTTAAAAGGGGGCGCCCGTTTTCCCATTAGGCGCCCCCAACCCCAAAACAAAATTAAAAAGGTAAATCGTCGGTTTGTGTTTGCGGTTGTGTTTCCTGTTTTACCGGTTCGGGTATTGGTTTTATTTCCGGCGTGGTTTCGGTTTCAATTTTCCACACGTTCAAAGATACAAAATAAACCGTTTTGTTTTCTATGATCCAATCACGGCCCCGAACATTAAAATAAACCGTTGCATTAACTTGTTTTTTAATATCGTCTAAAAATTCGGTTTTTTTTTGCGTTAATTCAAATTTAATTGTTTGCGGGTATTTTTCGTCGGTTACTAAAATAAATTCGCGTTTTTTAAACGTGTCGTTTATTTGTTGTGTTGGGTAAATCTTTTTAATCGTTCCTTTAATACTTAAATTTTCCATTTTTTAAAGTTTTTTAGTTTAAAATTAATAATATCCCAAACGGAATAATATAAAATACTTATTATTATCTGTAATATAAAACAGGCGTTAAAAGCTTTTGATAAAATTAATATTATTAATAAAGCGCCTAAATGTTTAATTATTTTTTTCATTTTTAAATATACATTATTTTTAAAATAGTATTATAAATCCAATCCGCGCAAAGGTCGCGCCCCTGTTTAGTTAATAATATTTCTTTACATTCTTTTTTATTATCCATAAAAAAACATTCGAATAAAACGGCGGGACACTTTGTTTTATAAACCATAGTAAAATTTTTCTTTTTGATCCCGCGCCACTTTTTACCCTCAAACACTTTTTTGTATTCAGTTTGGGCGGTTGCTGCTATCTTTTGGCTTGTTTTACTTGCGTTTTCGCTTATAAATATTTCGGATCCGGTCCCGCCGCCGGCGTTGGAATGAATCGAAATTAAAAAGGCGTTTTTTATTTTATTTGCACGTGTTACGCGGGTTTTTAAGCTAACGTCTAACGCTTCGGGGTTTATGTCAATATATCGAATATTTGCCGCCGTTAGTCGTTCTATTAATCGGGCCTTTATTGCCCTATTGAATTCGCCTTCGAATAGTTGGGACCCGTCCGGCCATAAAGGGGACCTTTTACCGCTTGTTTGCGGTATTCCGTCTATTATTGCGCCGTGTCCGGCGTCTAAAATTACCGTTTTTAACATAGTTAGTTATTTTTTTAATTCTTTAATGATCGAAAAAATTAAAACCCCGATAAAAAGACCCAAATAAAAAATAATTATCGGGGTTATAATTATGATCAAAATAAATATTATTGTATTCAATTGTTAAACCTTTCTAAATTATAAAATTTAATTATATCGCGTAATTTTTCGCCGTAACATTTGGCGCCTTTAAAACAGGACGTCGCGTAAACGGTCCCGCCGTTCCACGTTTTACGGTTTTTATATTGGCCTGATCCAACAACAAAATTTTTACTTTCTTCGATTGTTAAGCCGCCACAAAGCGCGTTTAACCAATCGTTTAAAGTTGGGTTTTTTGATTTTATACGTTTGCCGTATTTTAACAATAAATAACTTTGTGATCGTAGCGCCGCCCATTGCGATACAAACCGCGTAAATTTATTATTGGGGCCGTCGTCGTATGCCAATATAAACCCGCGTTTTATTAGATTATTGGCTTTTTTGCCTCGAAATTTTACGCCGAAAAGGTTATTACCTTCGGAGGCTAAACGCGATAAACCGAAATTAGATTCTAAAATTGATTGTGCAATAACCAACGCCGGCGGTATTGTTTTAAACTTTTCGTTTTGATATTCTTTTTTACATTCGGCGCCGAAAAACTTAATAAATTGTTTTTTATAGTTTTCCTTCCATTTTTTAAAGCGCTTTTTTACTATCGGGTCTTTTATGTGTTGGCCTTTTGATTCTTTACGCGTTAACCAATTCCGGCCAATTGGTAAACCGTAATTATTATATTTTGTTTTTTTGGGTTTTTTGTCAAACCGGCCGGCGTATATTTCCGTTTTTGGTTTGAATACTTTTAGCGTTTTTTGTGGTTTTTTTGTGAATGATAATAAACCTATAAACAAGGTTAAAAATAATACTTTTTTAAAGTTTTTCATAATAGTTAAGTTTAAAAAGTTGTTTAAAATATGGTTATAAAGTTGTTTAAAAATCTAAAATTAAATTACCGTTTGTGTCGTGCATAATATCGAATTTTTTAGGTTCCCGCGCCCCCCTTATATATTCAAATGAAACACAACTAACGCCGGTATCTTCGTCTTTTTTTACTTTTATTACTGCTTTTGATTTGTTTATTAATTCGGTCCCTAAGTGACCGCGCGCGCTGCCTGTACTTCGGGCGTTGTGTAATACCGGAATTAATAAAGTATTATGTTTTGATATTAAAACCTTTAAATGATCAATTAATTTACGGCTACCTTTTTGATCGTTGTAATCTTCGCAAATATCGACAATTCCATCTATAATAAGGGCGCCAACGTTGCCGACCTTGTTTATAACATATTCGACAAACGCCAAACGATCGGTTAAATTAATATCAGTTATACAAAAACTATAAAGGTTTGGCGGGTCGGCGGTTTGGCCGGCCTGTTTTAATATTTGTTTTTGGCTTTTATAAAAATCGGGCGCGTTTTGTTCGGTGTCTAAAATTATAATATTGCGGTTTTTTATAAGGCCCTCAAAATTTAAGATAGGGTTAAAATTTATTGAATCCTGTAAAAGTGCGGCGGCTATCGTATTACAAACCGCACTTTTACGACTTTTCGCGGCGCCGACAATCGTTACAATGTCGCCAAAACTTGCAAACGGTATTAATTCGCCGGTTAACGAATCAACACAAAATAAATTATAATCTATTTTTGGCGGTACGTTATTTATTGAAAATCTATTATTAAAAATTTGATCCATTAAAGGCGTATTAATTGCCTTTTGTTTTTCGGTCGCGGTTCCGCTTGTTATTGCGGTTAATTTATCGTTGTACGTATCGCGTTTTTTACTTAATCGGTCGCCGAATCCTTGATAATACAATTCTTTACAGGCGGCCGAATAGTCGCCGGCGTGGTTTAATTGGGCGTACGTTTGAAACGCGTTATAAGCGCGGTTTGGTTCAAATTGTGAGGAACTTGTAAAAACGTATAAAAGGCGTAATTTTTGATTATATCCGGCGCCTATTCCTTGTCTTAAATTTTTACCGGCCCTTACATAATAATCATTTTCGCCGCGACTGTATTTAAACTGCCAACCGGCCGCCGTTAAAAATTCGGTTGGTTCGTGCGCTTCGTTAAAAGCTTCTATTGTCGTTTTGTGGCCGCCGGTTAACGTTGTCGGGGTTGGTTCTTTGTGTTTATAATATTCGTTTGTTTCGTCAAATGACCGGCAAACGTTAATAATATTATTTCGTTGGTTATCCGTTATTTGTGATAATTTAGTATAATTTCGGGCGGGGTTATCGTAGGTGTAACCGGTCGACGGCGGGACCAAAATATAACCCCCTTCGCCGCGTGTTTCGATCAGTACGCGCGTTTTGTCGTATTCGTTTTTTTGTTCGTCTTTGGTTGTGTATCTTGATGCTAATTTTTGGTTACCTTCGCTTATGTTTGTTAAATAGCTTAAATGATACCCGCCGCTAATGGTTTTAGTTAAGATCAGGTCATTAAAAACAGATAAACCGACGGCGTCTATAATTGCATCTAACAAACGGTTTAAAAATTTGCCGTTTTTAGCGTACTTTAAATCAATGTCTATAGTTTCCACGCCCGCGCCGGTTAGCATCGCCAAACCGCCCAAATTTTGACAATTAAAGATGTTTTTAACTTCCTGTTTACTTTGTCCCTTTTGGTAGCGCTTCCAACTTACTAACGGTTTTTTGCCGTCCGGCGCCGTTGGGTCGTTGGTTGGTATTACCTTAAAACCGGCGGCGTTTAATTTTATTGCGTCGTTTAATAGTTTGTTTTTCATTTAGTTAGTTTGTTTGTTGTTAGTTGTTTAAATTCGTTCGTTATCTGCTTTTTTTAGTAAAATCTTTTTAATGTCGCCTTTTCGTTGGTTATAGTCGCTTAATTTATAAAACCAACTTTTAAAAGAATTTAGCCGGCGTTCGGGGTTTGGCGTTCCGTTTATCGTTTCCCCTAAATGCCTAAATATAATATAAAATAATATAATTTCGTCTAATGTATCATTTTTTAATTCTTTTTTTAATTCGATCAGGCGCGGCAACCAATCCGAAAAGTTTTTTAAATCGTTTTTTTTGCGTTCCACGTTTACAAGGTTCCAACGTTTTGAATAATTATTTTTAAAATATTCTTTTAGGTCGTTTACAGTTTTAGCGCCGGCGCGGTTGGGTTTAGGTTGGTTATTGTATTTTATATTTTTCGGGATCCATGCAATAAAAAGATTTATTAATTTTTCGTGTTGCCGGATACCTTTGTATTTGTCGTATTGAGCAACGGCGACGGTACAAAAGGAAAACGCGGCCTTTTTAATTTGATCGTCGGTTATTTCGATTTGATAAATATTTTTAACGGCCTGTTTAATTTGTTCGGGGTCGGCGGCGGCTAATGTTTGCGAGGCGGTTACAACGTCAAACGGTAGGGCCTTATTTTGGCGTTTATCGTTGGGGTTTTCTTCGGTCGGTAAATCATTAAAAATTTCGCTTTCTTTTGATTTATTATTTATTTCTTTTTTCTTATTATTCTTAAGTTGTGGTTGCTCGTTGGTTGCTTTGTTGGTTGTTCGTTGGTTGCTTTGTTGGTTATTTTGATTTTCAAAATTTTGATAACTATCATATTTACAGATAGTTATAATAGTATATTTGTTGGTTGCTTTGGTGGTTATTTCGCCGGTTGTTCGTAGGTTGGTTAGTGTGGTCTTAATTTGTTGTATTGATAGGCCTAATTTTTGGCCTAATTTCGCTTTGCTTATTACTAATTGACCGCGTTTAATTGTTAAACCCTGCCAACGTTTATCTTTAAAATTTGCGGTTAATAACAAGTGTAAAAATACGACCTTTGTATTATTATTGTGGTACCATTCCCATAATAAAAATTGCCTATGTAATTTTATAAACCCGTTCATAATCCTATATATTAACACAAAAAAAAATGTATTTAAAAGGCGTAAATCTTTGGACGGGGCGAATAGAGGGACCCCAATTTACAAACCTTTTAAATACATTTATTGAAAATATATTTTTATGTCTTTTCTATTCCTTTTTTAACGCCTGATTAATTGGCGAGGTTTTCCACGTCCCGCCGGCGTTATTACAAATATAATAAATATTATTCTAATTGTTCTTTTAATTCATTAATAAAAGTTAAAAAATAATTTTCTATTTCTGTATATTCCCAATCTTTAAAATTACTTTTATCCTGTATTAATTTTTTAAAATATATTTTAGCGCCCTCCAAAACTTGTATTAAGTTTTGATCTTCAAATTTTTCTAAAATTATTATTTTTTCCGGTATACCTTTTTTTATTATCATAATTCTTTAATTCTTAATTCGGCGTCGTTTATTGCGTCGTTTTTGCGTTCTTTTAATTGGTCCGGTGTATAACCAAACATATATAATAGCGCCTCTATTAATTCATTTGAACGCGGCTTAACGATATTAAATTTTAAATCAATTTGTTTATCTTTTGCCGAACTTTCATAAAAATTATAAATACGTTTATTATAATGATTAATATAAAATTGATCCAATAAACTTTTTTTGATTTGATCAGGTGTAAACGTTTCGCCGGCCTTTATTTTTTCGCGTTCGTGTTCTAAAGTTGTAAGGGCGTATAAATTGTCTATCGGGTGTTTTTCGGTTGTGTTGTTCATAATTGATAATTTTTTATTTTATGAATTTAATAAAAATTTGCATTCGTTTAAACGCTCAATTGTTCTATTAATATTTTTAGTTATTTTTTCAATTTCTAATAATTTATCACATTTCTTTAATTCAGCTTTTAAGTATAATAAATTATTTGTGTGTTGTTCTATTCTGTTTTTTAGAATGTTTTTAAAATTGTCATTAGTTGTCATAATTGATAAGTTGTTTTAAGTTGTTTAAAATAGGACCGCCGAAGAGGTCCGGTTTATTATTAATCATTTAACAAAATAGAACCGTTACAAAATAATTTTACCGGTTCGCCGGCCTGATCGCGCCAATGAGGAACGTAACCGGCAACAATTTTTGTTAAATACAATATTATAAATTCGCCGTTATCGTATTTTTCTAATAAATCTTTTTTAACTAAAGACGAAACAACGCCGCGCAATTTTTTATTAGGTATATTTGTAATTTCTGAAAGGTCGTTAATATCTACATCACTAAACATATATTCAGCGTACATTGAATCAATTAACGACTTTATTGTTTTGGCTTCGTTTACTGTTAAATCTATTCTTTTTAAAGTTTCCATAATTGACAAGTTGTTTAAAGTTGTTTAAATTATTATTTGTTCGTTGCTTACAAATGTAAATATATAACGACTTATTTAATATTGCAAATTATTTGCAACAAAAAGTAAATAAAAAATAAACTTTTTTTTAGTCGTTTTTATAACTGACTGTAAAACAACGATATAAAAAATTAAATAATTTTATAAAAAAATCAAAAAAAGCTAAAAAGTTCGTTTTTACGCGGCATATATAAACGCTTTATATTCGCCTGATCATATAAATAACAGGGCGGCCGGATCTGCGACCCGTTAGGGTGTTTACCGTCCCAAATACGTGTAAAATCTGCCAACCGCGCCGCGTATATTTCCGCGTATGGTTCCAAAGGATAATAAAAAACGATCCAAACCGGCGCGCCGGTTGCCTTTTCGACTTGTAAATATTGGTTATAACTATATTTATTTAAAATAAATTCGGTATTACCGCGATATTTTACGGGGTTTGATTGGTGTTTAACCTCTATAAAAAATTGTTTATTATCTTGCCATGCTATAAAATCCGGACAAATCGACCAACCGGACCCGCCGTAAATTTTGGGGGCGCCGGCGCTTAATATATCAAATTGGTATAACGGTAAAAAATTTAATCCTTTGCCCTCTAATATTTGGCCTATTATTTTTTCGGTTTCTAATCCTTTGTTAAGGTCCTTTTTAAATTGTTCGTTTATTTTCATTTCCGGCGGTTTATTTTTTTTAGTTGTTGTTTCCTTATGTCGTCTAATCTTTTGTTTTCGGCGTCGTTTATTATCTTTGTTATACTTTCTATTGTTTCGATTAATTCCGGCGTTAAAATAGCGTTTATTTTGGTTCGTGGGTGTAAACCGTAACAACTTAATATATCGTATATATCAAATCGGGCGGGGTTGGTCGGGTCGTTGTGATATAACCACGACGCCGCGCGGCTTAATTTGCTTCGAAGTATCATAATTAAATTAAAACAGGGCGCCTACCCTTTTTTTTATTAAGTTTTCCGCTTTGTTTGTATAGTTGTAAACTAAGAGTTAAAATAATAAATTAAATTTAAATAAATGCCATTTTAAAGAAATTTAAAAGGCGGCGCCCGTTTTTTATTTGATCCGGTTAATTTTTGACGTTTTAATTAAATACCGGTTTGTTTCCTTAGTTGTTACGCCTTTTTGATGTTTGATAGTATACAGGGCGTTGATCTGATCAGGTGTCGCCGTTTCTTTTATTTGGTTGTTGTGGCCGGTTATCGTTTTTATAACTTTCATTTTTATAGCTTTGAAGGGTTGTAAATAAAGAGGGTTTTAAACCGTTTTTGATGCAAAATAATATATATTTTTTCATAGATAAATGCCTATTTTTAGCGCTTCGTTTTCTATTAATTCGGCGTCGTTGTCGGTTATAAATAATTTAAAGTGTGTGTACCAATAACTTTTTGTTATTTTTCGGATACAATCGGCGCCTAAATATTCAATTATTAAATTTTCTATTTGTTGGGCGTCGATATTTTTAGCGCTTATAACTTGTTTGTATAGTTCTTTTTTTCGCATTTTAAAACAATTGATAATAAATTTCTATTAATAAATTTAATTCTATTTTTTGTTTTGTTGTTAGTTTTGTTTGGTCGATTTCGTCTAAACTTTCTTTATTGTCCGGTAGATTTTTTTCTAACCAATTTAAAGCCATTTTTTGATAATTTTTTTCGTTTGTCATTTTAATAAAATTTATTGTTATAAAAACAGAACGCCAATACCGGCGCCCCTTTTATTTATTAATTAAACCCGTCCATAACCGACACAATCCGCACTAATAATATCGAATTTAAAACCGGTCGATAAATCCATACTATACCGGTATTTATTGAGGTGTTTTTTAACTGCCTGTTTTGGGTTTGGGTTGTTTGTTTCTATCGGTTGGGCGGTCCATTTTTCGCCGCGATCAATAATAAAAAAATATATTTTAAAGATTTCCATTTGATAAGTTGTTTAAAATTTACAATAAATTAAGAATAATAATAAAAACGATTAGCGGTTTAGGCGTGATAATTAATATTGTTATAACGAACAATAAAAACATAATTTTTTCTAAATTTTTCATAATTGATAAGTTATTAAGTTGTTTAAAAATTGGGGGTTATTGGCCCCGTTTGATATTACCAAAAAGTTATTAATTTGTCCCTAGTTTTGTTTCTAAAGATAAACGCTTTGCCGCTTAGTGGTCTTTTTTCTTGTCGCCAAAAATTGAAAATTTCGGCGTTAATTGATATGGGGCTTTTGCTTTTTAGCTTTGTTTTTCTTGTTA